TCTTGCTCTAGTATAGTTAGCCGAGTAAGTAGAAACCCTATTTCTTGAATACGTTCCAGAATATGTGGAATTTCTTGCTCTAGTATAGTTAGCCGAGTAAGTAGAAACCCTATTTCTTGAATACGTTCCGGTATATGTGGAATTTCTTGCTCTAGTATAGTTAGCCGAGTAAGTAGAAACCCTATTTCTTGAATACGTTCCAGCATATGTAGAAGATCTTGCTCTAGTATAGTTATCTGTATAAGTAGAAACCCTATTTCTTGAATACGTTCCAGCATATGTAGAAGATCTTGCTCTAGTATAGTTATCCGAGTAAGTAGAAACCCTATCTCTAGAATAAATATCTGAATATGCAGAAGATCTTGCTCTAGTATAGTTATCTGTATAAGTAGAAACCCTATCTCTAGAATACGTTCCGGTAAATGCGGAACTCCTTATTCTATTATATGTACCTGTATAAGAGGAAGATCTATCTCTAGAATACGTTCCGGCAAAAATAGTAGACCTTGTTCTAGAATATTCTCCCACAAAAGAAGAGGGTCTCCCTCTAGTATAAGAAGAGGTTCTTTGTCCTGTATAATATGCAATAAAATTCTGTGTTGTTAATCTTTCGTATGAACCTACCCTAACTTTAGTATAGTATCCAGTGAAATTACCTAAGAAGGCTTGAGTAACATTTCTTGTATATGTAGATTGACGAGTTAGTAAATATTCTCCGGTAAATGTTCTGGTGAAATTATTTTCTATTGTTCTATTATATGAAGAAGATCTATTAGTTAAAAAATCACCAGTATAAGTACCGACATATTGTCCAACATAATCACGAGAGTAATTACCAGTAAAAGGAGTTGTATAAGTGCTGGTCTCTACTCTAGAGTAGTTACCAATAAAATCACCAGTGTAATTTCCAGTAAATTCTCCAGTATAATTACCCATATAATCTCTAGAATAATTACCCACAAAATTTCCAGAATAATCTACTTCACGTATTCTTGTAGATATTCTAGAAAAAGAAGAAACTCGGGTATGAGTATAATTTTCGGTTCGTGGTGTAGTATATTGTTGAACTATTGTTCTTGTATAACTTTGGTCTGCAACATCTTTCTTCGTGTTTAACGCAGTACCTACAGCTTTCCAAGTGCCTGGATCGGTGGGTGCGCCTTGTGCAGATGATCGGAACTGGTATGAACCAATGTTTCCGGCAGTAGCGCGAAGAGTTTGTATCCTTTGACCAAGAGTATATTGAATCTCTTCGTCTGACATCTCTTGTAGACCAGAGAAACTGGTAGGTCCTGCTGTATAAGTTCCGACATTTCCAGCAGAAATTCTGCTTCCTGTCCGAGCCGTCCCTTCAATCGTAGTTTCTAAGTTTCCGGAGAGATCATAAATATAAAGTCTTCCAGATGGATCACTACCAGTAACTGGGTTATACCTCCAATCAGAAGTAATGATTTTATCACCAGCAAAATAAACTCTGGTACCAAAATCTGAGTTGTTTGGTGATCCGCTTGGAGCTGTTACTGTAGTTCCACTTTGAAAATCAAAACTATCGTATATTGCAAATCTCGTAGAACCCGAAGAACCGAAGACTACTTTTCCAGAATCCTCATGATAATCTACAGTAGATCCGAAGTAACTGAATCCAGTTGGAGCCAAAGTTTGATCAGATACGAGATCTTGGTCAAAAAACTTAGCATTAAACTGCCCCATACCCAAGACCATTCTTTCCCCAGATGAAAGAGGAAGTATTTTAGCGTGACTTCCGTTTTCATATGGATTAAAGGTGAAAACTTTTAATTGATTGGATCCATCTAAATCAAATCTCCAAGTATAATATGTACCATTTCCCCAAGTATAAACGTAACTCCCCCAAAGTTTTACACCCAGTCCTAACAGAACGGACGAAGGAGTATCTTCAAATATAACAACCTCATTATTTCCATCCAAGTCAAAAACATGAATCGCTCCATGATTATTAGGGCCCTGTGAACTGTTTCTACAGCTTCCTACTGCGATATGTGTATCTGACACATCAATAGAAGACCCGAATCCACTTCCAACTGCACCTGATAATGTATTGACTAAATTTCCATCAATATCATAGATGAGTACCTGTTCCTCATTATCGTTTGCAACGTATATTTTATCACCTGAAAACACAACCTCTTGCGCCTCTTCCGTTCCAGTCTCAGTTATTGTGAAACGAACAGTTCCGTCAGCATTATATATCTGTAGATCTCCAGCAGCTCCATTACTGGACCATGCGGCAAATAAACCTTGACCATTAAATGTTGGGGAGGCAGTAGTGTTTTTTAATGTCATTGGACGAACAGTAGTAGGAGCTGCTACTGTAGTTTTTATGTACACATGGTAGGGAATGGAAGTTCCATCACCCTGTGTATCTGAGAATATGCTATCGATAAATACGTTGTAATCTACGCCAGGAGAAGTAGATGCCAGCTTAAATGTGCCAGGATAGTCTAATTCTACAAGTTTTCCAATTACACGATTTGCCAGTGAGTCTAGATCCGCATCTACCATTTCGTAGAGGCCAGGAACATCGACATGACTGTAGTAACCTATAGGTCTCTTGAAGTTTGAACCTGACTCGTCTGCAACACCAGTTTTTTGATGAACTGTGGTTGTAGTTTCGCCAGATGTAATCTGTGATGCTGGGTGTGTTCCTGTGGTCTGATTGAAGAATGTATCTACAAAAGAACCAATAGGAGTAGCATCAACAGAACTCAAACTAAGGTTACCTATTGCATCAGTTGAAGCTGATGTCAGATGTTGACTTACACAGTACGCAAGATAGTTTTCTTCTATCGGGGAGTACTCGTGTAGGTCCGTACCTGAGTTTATAAGTTTTAGAGGTATACTAGATTTGGACACTGTTATCTCGCTCTGTAGGTTAAGTTTATCATGTACCTTTATTTATACATTTTTAAATCACAGTGCGAGGATTTATTGGACCTTTTTTAACTTAATTTTACGAGATTTATTGTGGTTGTGTTGGCCAGTTTATATCAGCAACATTAGAGATATCATTTGATACAAATTGAAGATCTCTGAGTTCTTGTCTGTATTGTTGCCACTCAAGTTTTACTTCATCCGTTAGAGGTGAATCTGAAAGTTGTGTCCAATCGCAACCGTATAAAAGACTGGTACGAATACTTCTAACTTCATTCATCAAATCTTCTTGATTCCAGACCCATTCTCCATCTACCCAAGTAGAATGTCTATTTGGAGAAGGTTCTCTTTCTTTCCAGTCACCATCCCAATAATGTGTTTGTATAAAGTCTGATTTGTCTTGAACAACAAAATCAATATGGACAATTGTTGTGCCATCTTCTCTTAAACCTTCGGGTTCATTAGAACCACTGGCCAGTTTTAATGTTTGTATTTCATTATTTCTAATGTATGCGATATAATAAATCATTTTCTTTCTCTTTTTTTAAATTAATACGCCTGTAAGAATCATTCCATTAATGGAATTACTATAACTTTCAGTACTTGATGTTGGAATTCCAAAATTTGATCCATTTCCACCCGGCTCATCATTATCGTTGTTGTTCCCAAGATCAATCGCAGTACTGAAATAATTTATAACATAGCGTTGAGCAATCCGTAGCCCTGTAACCGAAGAACTGCTAGCAAACCCACCAACTGTTCCAGATGTCCACTTTAAGATTTCAACGTAGTCACCCGAAGATCCTAGTTGTTCACCACCATTTTGTGGTGACCAAGCATCCACAGTTCTTGTTTCATAAAAATTGTTGATCTTAAAATGTTGACCTAATGTTATGGATCTACTATCAAATTGTATAGTTTGATCTTCGTTATACACAACTAGACCATAGTTGTCCGTAGATGATACTTTACTAGAATGTTGTACTACAAAGTAATCTAGGGTTGCTAGAGTAGGGGATGTCCATGTGGTGGTACTAATACCATAGTTGTTGGTCACAGTCATATCTTGTCCATAAAATGCCGGCGTAGTTGGTGGTATAGTTAAGGGTGCGCCCATAAACACTACAGTGGTTGCAAAACTGTTTGCTTGACCATATGGTACCTTTACAAAAACAAAATCATCCGAATCTAACGTAACACTAGGGCCCGATCCTGTTCCAATTTCAGTAACAACGTAACTATTCATTTTACGAGAAGAGTCAAACATTAACCCGTTATTATCATTATATACTGTTAAGCCATAATCACTCATTATTGAAACCTGAATAGTTTTGCAGAAACAGATTGCGAAGAAGTTCCTGTATTTTTAACTCTTAGTATGTCATTGACAGAATCTCTTTCTACTTCAATGTCTGCATCTAACCCTGTGTTTTCTTCAATGAAAATACCTATGAGTGCTGGATTTCCAGCACCACTCGTTTGAATATCTATTGAAGAACCCCCTGAAATTGCTTGACTAGTAAATTCAAATTCATATTCTTCATTAAAAATATTATTTGAATTGGTGATAACAGACCCATTAACACCGTCTGAAATATATAGTCCATAACTCATTTTAAACGTCTAACCTCCCCAATTGAACTCTTAGTTGACCGGAAGAATCAAATATCTTTGTAACATCATCTTTCATTTCCATGTGAGCACCGGATAGGTTTGCACCGATATCTAGGTTACCTGTAACTTTAACATTCGTTAATGTTGCACCATCAGCATCAACACTGAAAGGAATTATCGGAGAGTCAGTGGTGCTGTCTGGATTTATAATTTTAAATTTATCAGCGGTAAGTGCAAAATCGGCTTGTTGACCATCGTTTCCAAACTGGATGCCCGCAAACCTTGGGTCGGATTCCGTTCCAGCAATTAATTCTAAGTTCCAACTCGCAGTTGTGTTGCCGATATTATCTATACTAGTTTGTAATGTTTGTTCTGCAGCAGCGATATCAGTTCCGATTTTTGTTTCTAAAACTGTAGTTTGTTCATTATTGGCAGCAAGTATTTTTCCATCAATAGTAGATTCTATACTGATTGTAAGGGAATCTGTCGCACTCGCAATAGCTGTCTGGGGGTTTCCATTAGAATCTAAAAGAGGATCTCCATTCGAATCAAACATGAATACCGCATTGTCTAATTCAGTAATATCTCCACTGAGAGAATTTATTGTATTACCTTGAGTGGCCACAGTTGAAGAAAGACTATTTCTTGCAGATGCTTCCGCATCTATACGTACACCTAGATCACTATCGATAATTAATAATTGTGATTCTACCGAATCTAGAATTTGTGAAAATACGACAAGACTGTCTGAGTCAGCATCAATTCTAGATGTGATACTTGAATTTGCTGAAGTTACGGCAGAAATCAACGCATCTGAGTCGAAACCATCAAGAATTAACCCATCCACACTAGCTTGAGTTGCCGTTATTTGTTGTGAAAGGATCGTAATACCACTATCAGTAGAATTTATACTAGTTGTCAGTGAAGATATTGCAGAAGCATTTGCTGCAATACCAGCTTCTACATCAGTAAGATCGACATTTAAATTTGTAGTGATATTATTAATGTAGTCTTCATTTATAATTGTTGTGAAATAGTCCGAGTCTAGAATGTTATTAACAATATTAGTAACCGAAGAAGAGTCAACACTAGAAAAAGTTCCAGTTTCTACTAATTCAAAGTTTTCGTTTATCTTGTCAACTGCCGCGTTGACATTGTCTGCAAGATCTACTATTTGTATTTGATTATTTCCGTGACTCATTTTTTATCCTCTACTAAACGAAAAAGTAATTCTTTTATATCTTTCATATCATTTTTTAGTGTATCTACATCACTCGAAAGATTTTTAATCACTTCATTTTCTTTTATTTTCTTTTCCTTTCTTTTTCTTGCACTTTCAATTTCGGTTCTATTGGTATTTAGTATAACTCCAGTTCTTCTATCTTTTACCAAATTAATATGGCCTTCAACTCTCAAATGGTTACTCATTACACCACCATAGCGATTGCACGTAGGTCTCTAATTACTGGTGACTTAGACGAACTATTGGACTGCATAACAATTTTAACTTGGAATACTGTGAACTGATCTGACTCGTGAGTAAACTCATAATCTCTGAAAGTTGAAGGATCATCATCTGTCGGCAAATCCTTATCTATATCAACTAACACCCAGTCTATTACCGGATCTCCTGTCACCTCATCTGTCGCGACAAGTGAATCCTCATCAGCAGAAGATCTAACATAAACTTCGAAGTTTGCACCAGAAGGTCTATTAGCGGCAAATATTACCTTTAGACCTAGGGATGCTTCATCTATTACAACCGGAGTTGTTATGTGTTGCGCTGCATCACCATTATCAATAACATTTTCCAACGCAAGAACAGAAACTCTTTGAAGGTCTATTACGGGAGAAACTTTACTATCCTCTGTGGTTAAACTTAAGGTAAATTTCATAGTTTCTACACCACTAGCATTCTCTGAAGAAGCTACTACACTGGGAGACAAGTTTTTATTATAATCATTCAAGAAAACTATATTAGTATTACTCGAATTGTAATTGAATTGTGCAGTTGAACGAGTGCCCCCAAAGGATGAAACGGTTGGGTTAACGAGTGTAGAAGTAATTCTAGTTTTATTTGGTGTTAAAGATTGAACTTGAGGGACAAACTCATCATAATAAACTTGTTGAGTTGCAACAACACTTAGTCCTCCTCCCACGGAACTAGATGTTGCACTTACACTGTTATCCGTATCGATATCGATACTGTATCCGTCCCATTGTGGATTAACAACTGATAAGGTTGTATTAAATAGAGTTTCGGATAATCCTCCAATTGGATTTACGACACCAGACAATCTTACTATATCCCCTGAAATAAAACCATGACCCTCATGGTATACCTTAACAAGACTTGATCCTTGAGTAGTTTCAATCGGATCGGAACCAAGTGTTACTTTAGGTAATGGTGCGTTATCTAGTATTAGGTCACCTGAAGCGGAAAATTCAGCCCGATCTAGTTCAAACATTAAATCTTTAGTTTGATCCGGTGTCCAAGTAAATCCATTCTGAGATAGGAATAAAGAACCCAGAGAAGGTTGTCTAGAAACTTTGTCTTCGTCACTACCAAACACAAATTCGTAAGTCTGTGCAACATAAACATTGTATTCTACTGACTCTGCAAGAAGTACTATAGCATATTCTTCACCACTTGTCAAAAATATTGGTTCATCAAATTCAACTTCTGTTGGGTAAGCTTGAACATCTTCGATAGTTTCTGCTGGGGATGTTCCGTCATTAGGATTACTGACACTATTTGTAGCGATAGTAATTTGACTAGGATCGAGAAATTTAACAGCGCCAGGAACTATCCGTGTTGTCGGTATACCGTTTTCTACTGGACGAATCTGAATTTGTAGAGGAACAGAACTGTCTTTGCTCGAGACAAAGATCCTTGCCTTTGTTATAAACATACCATTAGGATTTTCTATCTGATCAACAAAGAAAGTTTGTGCGAGAGGATCTTGTCTTGCAGCTCTAGGTGGATTAATAATACGTGTTGTTTGAATAGTTCTCTGAACAGTTTCTATAGAACCAGTAGATGTATATATTGCACGAGTAGATACAGTCGCTTCGTTTTCATCATTTTCATTAATATCTAAAAGTTTAAATTCTTGTTTTCCAGTTCTAAAACTTATTGTTGATGTATTAGGTAGGAAGAAACTTCCAGTCAATTCTCCATTACCATCTGTAACCAAAGGAGTCTTACCACCCAGATCTGAAGGATATTCTAAGGCATTTGCGTACTCACTACCAAACTCTACTGGGTTTTCGGAAAATCTTGAATATGTCGACTCTACACGTACCCATGAACTCACTTCTTTGTTACCAAAGAAAGCGAACATGTTAGTGTTAGGACGTAAACCTTTAGCTGTAAAGTTAATTTTACGAGATCTCATAAAGGGAATTATTTCTACATCGGTAACCTTTTCGCCTATAAAATCTTGGATACTTCTATTAGTTTCTTTGAAAGAGACATCTCTAGATATTGTAGTGAATAATCCAGTATTGGTAAGATTATTTCTATTTCTACCATCTCCCTGAAGAGTTGGACGAACTGCAAAGTCTTCTATTCTACGTATCGTAGTTTGCATAATTGGTGGTAAATCTTTAGTTTCTACCCACTCGTCAGAAGATGGCGAAATTTCCATATGTCCAGTCTGAGTAATAACAGCAAAGGGATTTACATTTAATGTACTTGTCGCGAGCAACTGAGATACCAAAGAAACATCCGTGTAAGGTAGAGTAACTAAGTCACCATGTTTTTCTACTGCACTAATGTTATCTGTACTATACATTAAACGGACAGAATTCTCTCTGAAAGATGGTTTCAATAATCCTTGAGGATCTATAGAGGCTCGGTACTCGTTACTATTGATATCTGAAAAATCAAAAGTACTAAAATTATCCGCTATAAAACCAGCTTTAGTTCTTGCGTTCCCATTAGAATCTAATACGGTCAATGAATTTGTGTCGGACTCCAGAAGACTCAAAGTGGTGAGTTCGAATAGATCTCCTATACGTTGTTCTAACTTACCAATGTCTTTCATTGTGAAACGCTTGTTTGGAATATAAGTACTGGTAAGATCAGATGTATTAAATGTATATGGATTTAATTTAAATTTGTATAGAGCCATAGATCCAGTTGGAATTTCTGGTTCTCGTGGAGATATATCAGACTCACCCTGAATAACTTGAAGTTCTCCAAATCCAATATCTCCTCGACTGTCCGTTGCGTTTGCAACTAAAACATCAATACGAGGTAAAAAATAACTAATACTGTTTACCGTTATTGTAGAAGCATTTTGAGGAAGTTCTCCAGTAACCGTAAATTCGTTTATATTGTTAGAATCATTGAAAGTTCTTGAAGGACGAAAATCTAAAACATCTCGTAAAGAAATGGTTTTTCCTGTAGCGGATACATGATCAGGTATATCTTCATAATTATCGTCTTTATAAGAACTAACAGAAAAGAATGCGCCAGCAGTATCCTGATCATAATGTTTATAAGTAGTTTGAACTTCGGTATTGTTAACACTATCAAATGGTACAGTATACCCAGATTTCTGAAGCATTACGATACGGTCATAAAAATTATCACGTTGACCACCATCCATTTCAAATTGATGAGTGATATCTTCCGCTATAGACCAATCGACTGGATTTGTTTGAACAGTTCTCCATTTAACCGATATTAATTCTATACCATCAACATTTTCGGTAAATATAGGTCTTGCTTGATCGTCCGGGCCATCTATTATGTCGTATTGTTCAACGGTAACTATAGTTTTCTTTCTCGCGGCCGCGTTACTGATATCAACATAATATGCAATGGTATATATTTTTTCCGGATCTAATCCTGTGTATTTTCCCGTATTATCTGGAAGTAAAGCGATACCATCATCATCTGTAACAAAAGGTCCGTCAGCTTCAGTAATTACCCATCCAATAGTTTCTACACCAGAAAGACTAATTTCCCCAGAACTGTTTGGGTTTCCTCTAAAATAACGTTGAAGAGTATAGTTAGCAGTAAAGTTAGACGCTTGAGGGTCTTTCTTTGGAGTATTTTGCGGCAGAGGAAATAATAAACTATTATTTGAAGATTCATGAATAACACTGTCTACCAATTGTATAACAGCGGCACTACCAGATGGTAAGTTATCTACCATATCAACAACACTAGAGAAACTTTCTACACCCACTTTTACCAGAGGTGAACCCGAAAATATACTATCCATACGAATGTTGAAGATGTATAAACGATACCCTGTTGGGTCACGTTGAATACCACGAACATTACAGAAACCAATGTCGTTCCCAGAAGAGTTTCTCAGACGAAAAGTCCCAAAAACATCCAGTCTACCAAATCCTTCCGAATTGTCGAGAGGGTCTGTTTCATCATGTTTAATATATACATAATTACCATAAGTGGCTGGAACAGGTTCATTAGACTTGGCGACATCACCTCTAGATTTAGACACGGTAATATCGGTGGTACCAATATCTAATCTATAACCATCTACATATGCAATACCGTCAGTGACAGCCAAATTTAGATTACTTGAATCTTTTTCTTCAAAGATTGCTTTGAAGTCTTCAACTACGTAGTTACCAGACTCTTCTTTTGTACGTTGAGCGAGTAGGTCATTAATTCGATTATATGAATCGAAGGTAGTTACCTCACGCGTAATAATACCATTAACAACACGTGCAACAAATACGAAGTTTTCTTCTTGTAGTACTTGGTCACGAGTGGTAGGAATTAGTTTTATTTGATAACGATGTGCGCCTGGAGCGCTTACATTAGGAACCTGACCTTGATTATCATATAATTGATTGTCCTGATCTTCTGTTATAATGTTTTGTTCGATAAGAAATCCAATATCTGCGGTGGGAAGAGAATCATACTTAGATATAAATGAACTTCCTCCCTCCATATAAACAAAGTGACCTTGAACAAAAAAATCTCCAGACGAAAAGTGTGCTTTAGTTCCTCTACCAGCTGCAGGGACTCCATCGTTTGTTGCAACAACAATATTTGAGGTTACAGATCCATCAAGTGGGACTAGAGTATCTGAGGCAGAAATTCTAGGAGCAAGACTATTATTGTTTATTGATGAGGTGTCCATATATTGAACATAAAGAGTTTTTGGATCTCCGGATGACGTAGATTCAACCACTTCCAAGACCTTTACTTCGATACCTTTTACGGAATTATTGGCATCACTGATATCAACTGTTCCGTTAGTTAGTGTCTTTCCAACCAAGTTTGTGGGAAGTATACTAACAGAATCCAGACGAATATATTCTAGTTTATTATTTACGGTAGCTCCGCCTGGATTTACTAGAGCACCCTCTTTGAATATGTTACGACCAAATCTCGCAATTTCTTCTTGAATTATTGTTTGTGATTCGATTAGTTCTCGAGCTTGAAGTGCTTTACCCGAATTAAACAACACACGATGATAACCGTCTTCAGCATTATAAAAATCTCGGTATGTTTCTTTGAACGTCTTATCTGTAAAATCTGCCATGATTAATCCTAAACGGTTAGTACTATCTTAATATCTTCTTGTTGTTCTGCATCTCTTCGTATCTTATGTCTATTTTCTATGTACATAATTTCTCCAGAGAATCTATTTATTCCATTTACTGAAGATAGAGATTCAACTACCCCAGAAACAGCACCTTGCGATACACCTTCACCAAGTTCAAAGGGTATAAATCCGGTCGATTGATTTTGATGATATCTAACTATCTTACCATCAGATTCATCTACATGTGCGACAGCTCCGGTTTTGTTGCCTGTTATTTTTTTGCCAGTTTCAAAGGTGGAATTGTTCACAAGATTTATAGAAGGTAGAACTTTAGACGAAGTAGATGTAAAAGGATTTCCTTCTGGTGTTAATGGATTCTTGATTACACCCATCTGACGGAAAGAATTTTCTACAATAAAAGTTCCAAACTCAACACCATTTTCATCTGTTTGCAGAACTTCTCCATTGGGTTTTATATTTAATAAAACAGAATTTGTTTTTAAATCATCAATAGGGTTAAACCCTATGCCATTTTCCCCAGTTATGATCGCTCGAGCTTCAAAGTCTTGACCATCTCCATCAATTTTAAATGATGCATAAGAATATCCAGAACCATAATTCTGAATCTTTATATCTACGATTTGACCGGAAGAATTAATAATAGCTATAGCTATTGCACCCGAACCATTTCCGATAACTTCAACCGTAGGTTCTGTTATATAGCCTGTACCAGAATTAATAATTTTAGCACTGATAATTTGACCACCTTGAGAATTTGACTTAACATTAAACTGCAAGTCTTCTATCGAATCTCCCGTACTAAGACTAGATTCTGCCGGTTGAACTGGAATATGGTTAGACGATAAGAACTGATAAATTCTTTCGGGGGTAATACTATACAAAAATTTCCAAACATAATCGTCAGAAGTAGTGAAGGAATCCGCATAGGGAACGTTTAACAAACCGTAATTTGGTTCTATAACAGAAGGCTTTGAAGTTCCGTCAGGGTTCTTACCATGTTCTAAACAAATGTATACTTCCTTAGCATCATTTAAAACATACCAAGGAGTAGTATTCTTTGGATCCACATGGTCATCCCAACCAGCATAAATTGTTCCGGAAGACCAATTAACTCTTGGAGCAACAAATGAACATCCTTCAACTTTTTTTATGGACTGTAGGTTATTTCTAAACTCTCTTTCTTCGAAAGGTGAGTCTATAGGATCTATTGGAGTATCACTAACATTAAATATATCCGATTTACCAATACCAATATAATATTCATTAGTTGTTAATTCTATATCTTGAATTAGATCCGTAGACAACCCTTTACCCATTGTTTGTCTTACTATAGCTGACATTTTTATACCCTATTCAATGTTAAAAACTTATGTAGTTATTTATAAGAATTTTACAAGTCGTTTAAGAATTTGTTTATCCATGTTTTTTTTTGATGGTGATTCATCAATAAATCTTTATAAATGACTGGGAGTTCATAAGGACTACTTCTCCACTGAGATACATGTCTAAGTGACTCATCCCTCAGTGGTTGTAAATAATCATTGTAACTGTGAACTTTCTGTGCACTTCCTTCGGTTGTTCTATCTATACAATACATATCACTAGACATTGATAAGAAATAACAAAGATTACCCTTCTGGTGTTCACTCAATAATTTGTAAGTATAAGCATGGTCTTCTCCGTTACCAATATCCTCATTCATTTTTATTTGTGCAGACTTTCTACTCTGCAAAATAATAAAGTCAACTGATACTGGACGATCTTCTGTAAATAGGTGACTCTCTTGAGGACCCATTGTCTCGTTAGGTGCGCACATAGATGTGCCCCACACACTGGCGTGATACTTATCGTTGACCCACCAATAATGTCCAGACTGCAATTCCCAGTCACATATACAGTCACACGGTACGACACCTAGCACATCAAGATAGACATAATGATTAACATGATTCCATAACGACTGTAGATAAGATGGATATAAGAAATCGTCTCCATCAATCTGAGAAATATAATCACAGTCACTTTCTAGGAATACATCCAAACATGCATTCTTTCCCCTACCTGGCTTACCGTTACTCTCTGTGTTAACTACACGAAACGGTAGATTGAGAGCACATACGTCTTCATAGTATCTCTCATGAATACTATTGACTACTATTACGACCTCCCATTCGATGGGGGTGATTCGTATAACGCCTTGAACAGACTTAACTAATCGTGATAACTTAGGGATGTCGTTGGATGTCAACAACGTTGTCATTAATTTCATTATTCTGCCTCGAAAAAGAACGTCTGAAATAATCTACCATTATGTTTGTCGGTTCCGAAGCCAGGCACGACACTACGATGATAATACATTGCGTCATATATTACGAGTCTATTATAAACATTTTTAGCTTCACCCACAATATCCCAGTCCTCCTCAACCAACTGAAACTCATTGAAGTCAACTGGACAGTCCGGACTATGCTTCATAATACCAGTATGGCGATGTTTATAGATCGCAGTACCAGAATCTAGAGGTGCGTTAGGAGTTAGATATAACACCGCCGCATAGGACATCGCATCATGATGTATCCACGTTTTAGAATATTCGGTGGTGTATTGAAAAGAAGTGTTGTAGTTGTCTAATGGAAAATGGGTGATTGTATTTCCTATAATCTTCTCTAGAGAGGTTTTTATAGAATCGATGTACCCGCCGTTATTAGTACATGGGGAAGTTCTAAAGCCGGGGTAATTACCTGAGACATTAAACTCTTGACTTAAAGCATAACCCCGAACTGAGTCGGGGTCTGCATAAAAACTATCAACGATTGTAAACATTATGTACCTAAATTATACCCCCCCCCATTTCTGAGGGTTAATCAATTATAACTGACCTAATTTAACCCGAAGGTTGTCATTAGTGTCATATATGGTTATGGTGGAAGATGAGAACTCAAGCCTCTCTCCACTTGTAGAAGTATTTAGGATACCACTAAGATCAATTATTCCGTTACCCGAAGTTCCTGAAGTATTAGTTCCGGATGTTATTTCGGTGAAACTTGATTCGGTTGTTGTATCGATCCTATCAATTGTTGCTCTCCAGATACGACCCGTATTTACATGCCACCATATATCCCCTGTAAACACAGTATCGACTGTACGGAATTGTCTAATTGCTGAAGATGCGGTACTGTTAATATTTGATGGTAGTGACGTGGATGTGTTAAACAATACTGCGTTACCAAATCCTCCCACAGGTCCTTGAGAACCAGTAGTACCAGCAACACCACTATTACCCTGAATACCTGTCACGCCTCGAGGGCCAGTAGCACCAGCATCACCTTGTGCGCCTTGGAACCCAACTGGTCCCTGAGAACCAACCTGACCTTGTGGTCCAGCATCACCTTGTGCGCCTTGGAACCCAACTGGTCCCTGAGAACCAACCTGACCTTGTGGTCCGGCATCACCTTGTGCGCCTTGGAAACCTACAGGACCTTGAGAACCAACTTGTCCCTGAGCTCCGGCATCACCTTGTGCGCCTTGGAATCCGACCGGACCTTGAGAACCAACATTACCTTGTGGTCCAGCATCACCTTGTGCGCCTTGGAATCCGACCGGACCTTGAGAACCAACTTGTCCCTGAGAACCAACTTGTCCCTGAGCGCCTTGAAAACCTACTGGTCCCTGAGAACCAACTTGTCCCTGAGCTCCGGCATCACCTTGTGCGCCTTGGAAACCTACAGGACCTTGAGAACCAACTTGACCTTGTGGTCCAACATTACCTTGCGAACCAATATTACCTTGCGCACCTTTATCTCCGTCTGCGCCCTGAGAACCTACATTACCCTGTGCACCAACTTGACCTTGTGGTCCCTGATCTCCGTCGACACCTTGTGGTCCAGCATCACCTTGTGCACCTTGAAAACCTACTGGTCCCTGAGAACCAACCTGACCTTGTGCACCAGCATTACCTTGTGCACCTACATTACCTTGTGTTCCTTTATCACCATCTGCACCTTGTGGTCCAGCATCACCTTGTGCGCCTTGGAACCCAACTGGTCCCTGAGAACCAACATTACCTTGCGAACCAACATTTCCCTGTACACCAATGTTACCTTGCGAACCTTGTTCACCTTGAGGACCTATATCTCCGTCTGCACCCTGTGGTCCAGCATCACCTTGTACACCTTGTGGACCAACAGGTCCTGGCGTAGTTCCTGCCGGACCCTGCGGGCCAGCATCGCCTGGCAAACCTTGTGGACCAACTGGTCCTGGCGTAGTTCCTGCTGGACCTTTTGGGCCTGCATCACCTTGTGGACCTGAAGCACCTTCAGCACCTTGTTGTCCTTGTTCACCTTGCGAACCTTGTTCACCTTGAGGACCCGCTTCTCCTACGCTTCCTTGTAGACCCTGTTCTCCTTGATTACCTTTCTCACCTTGCGGTCCAATCTCACCTACATTACCTTGAAGTCCCTGTTCACCTTGGAAACCAACTTGACCTTGTGGTCCAATCTCACCTACATTACCTTGAATACCTGTAACACCAGTAGCACCAGTAGCACCAGTAGCACCTTGTTCACCAACGTTACCTTGTTGTCCTTGCTCACCTTGAGCACCGACTTCACCCTGTGGTCCTACTTCACCAACGTTACCTTGTTGTCCTTGCTCACCTTGAACACCGACTTCACCCTGTGGTCCTACTTCACCAACGTTACCAGTAATGCCAGTGGCACCTTGTGAACCAGTTGCTCCAGTATCACCTTGTTCGCCTACATTACCTTGTAGTCCTTGTTCACCTTGAGAACCAACTTGACCTTGTGGGCCCACTGGTCCTACGTTTCCTTGTAGTCCTTGTTCACCTTGAGAACCAACTTGACCTTGTGGGCCCACTGGTCCTACGTTTCCTTGTAGTCCTTGTTCACCTTGAGAACCGTCAGCACCTTGTGGTCCAATCTCACCTACATTACCTTGAAGACCTCGTTCACCTTGGGAACCCTGTTCTCCCTGTGGACCGATTTCACCAACGTTGCCTTGCAGACCTTGTTCACCTTGAGGTCCAGTAGCACCAGTAGCACCTTGTTCACCAACGTTGCCTTGCAGACCTTGTTCACCTTGAGGTCCAGTAGCACCAGTAGCACCTTGTTCACCAACGTTGCCTTGCAGACCTTGTTCACCCTGTGACCCTTGGGGACCAACTCCACCAATGTTACCTTGAGCACCCACTTCACCTTGAGCACCCACTTCACCTTGAGCCCCCACTTCACCTTGAGCCCCTGCTTCACCTTGTGAACCTTGTTCACCTTGAGGACCTTCCGGTCCTTGCATAGCAATCCTCGTCGGAGTTTCCCACTGTTCCGAAACAACATCACCAGAAGATGGAGTACCACTTACAGAACGTCTACATTGCCAAAGTATAGGAAAAGAACTACTGAGATCTCCTTGATAAGTTGTCCATACAATTCCATCAACAGAACCGGAAGGGGAAGGATTTCCGTAAGTCCAACTATCACTAGGGAGTTGAGAAGAAAGAAAATCTTCAGCGTCATCAATACTTGAGAATGTTTTAGTATAAATGTACTCAAAGCCAGAAGCATCATATAGATCTGTAAAGGTTATAGACTGTGAGGCTCTTATGGTTGCCATTTTACTTCCTACTAATTAACTTACTTATTAAGGTGTAGTTACTGTAACGTTACAACGAATACTGATTGGCGCGCCAGTATCCGGAATATCAGAAGGACCAACGATTACTTGATTAGTATTAATTTCACTTGCACTAGTACTTCCGTTAGCTGAACGTCTTACAGGACTTCCACCCGAACCCAGAGGAGTTCCTGAAGCATCTGTCTGAACTTCTAGATTTGAATTTCCTACATAGACTTGTTCTCCAGTTATCCATTCCCAATCATGTTTGACTAAAACTCCACCAACACCATCACTGATCTGAGCACCATCATTTGCATCATAAACTTTTGCTGTCAATGTTACTGGATTACCTGAGTTATTTCGGAATACTACTGGATTATCTGCTTCTATTTCAACGTATACTGCGGCACGACCAGAACGAACTTTACTAAATGTTACAGCATCCTTACCCTGTTCACCACTTACACGAACTGTTAATGTCGCATTAGAGTCTCCGATATTTTCTGGTTTAATCTCTAATCTAGCACCAGATACGGCAGTGGTGGGTAAAGATCCTGTAGAGAATGAACCAGTGTAGTCTGTATCGTATCCACCAATACCACCAGCACCATTTGAAGTTGCAGTTTGTGTTGACCATGTTCCACCGTCTAACGCTGTCTCATAGGTGAGAGCGCCTGGACTACCGGCAATATCAAATAGAATAGTACTATTATTCTGACTTCCTAGTAAAACACCATCCGCATCCGCAGAGAAGATTTGACTAGAAGGTACGAGACTGATAATTGTACCACCAGCACCATCCTGAATACGGTTGACTGAAAGTGCTAAATCAAAAGATCCCGTAGTTCCATTGTTATTATATGTAACTGGTATTAGGATAGTAGCTGAAGAAGGAGTACCGATAGCATCAGCGTATATAACACCAGCGCCTTTGAGTACTCCACTACCTATGTCAGTTCCGTTGGCTTGTGATACAAGGAATTCCCAACCACTTACCGTGTTAATAGAACCAATACTAAATTGTCCATCTGAAGGAGAGGCACTTGTTGTGAATGTCTGCTCAGTACCACCAATAAATACTTTTACAGAACATGAAAAATCGCGTCTTGTCTCATTTGATACTACACCCACATCATTAGCTGCAAAGGTATGATTCTCATTTGTCAAGAACGCAGTTACGGAACTTTGACCATCGGCTAAGTCCGTGAAAGTTATGGCGGCCGTTGCCGTTCTAATTGCCATTATTAATCCTCTTGTTTATCGTTAATTGTTAATTGCAAAGGTAGGGTACCTGAATTGGGAACCGCCTGAGCTTCTATGAATATAGATTTTAATTCTCCGTTAGGAAAATTGTCCGTGACTCCAGAGTTGGTGGCAGGAACGCCATACCCTATGGGACATGTACCATCAGACCCTACTGTGACAATATTACCGTCAATGTGAGAGACATATCGCGTTGTTTCATGGACACATACAGGTACTCCATCATTGGTCCATTCATAATCAAATTCCTTATAGTCATTCGACGATATTTCTGTACCGTCAGATGTTATAAATGCTTTTATTTCTGTTTGACCTGTATCATTACGAAAGATTACCCCGTTAGTGGCCAATATATCGACTTCTAGATTAGGTAACCCACGGTCATAAGCCAATACTGGATCTGACCAATCAGATACTTCTATGTTCTTAGTTATATCATTAGAAGTGACTACAACTCGTATTAAGAAAACATATCTTCCTGTAGTGGGAAGATCAAAACTCCAACCATTAAAATCTGTACTTATCGTATTAGTTACAAATAAAGATCCAGTTTCAAAGTTATATGTTGTAGAAACATTAATATCTTGATCACTAGGAAGATCGGATTGATCATAACTTTTATACAATAGTATATTAGCACTTCCTCCGTCAGGATCTATATTCGACAATTGAGAAGTTATTTCGTCTTCTACAAGTTGTTGAAGTTCTCCGGTAGTTAGACCTCCACCACCACTTCCACCACCTCCGGTAAGTGTGATAAGGTTATATAGTTCCGCGAAGTTGTCATTAATTTTCTGACTCGCATTACGAAGAGTATCGCCTTGTCCATCATTCGCGGCACCACCAGTATTAAGAATTTGTCTAGACATTAGAGTCCTCGTAAGTAGTCTCTGTATTTATAAATTTACAAATAGTCATCGTCATCCAAGGTCTGATATTCGGAGGATAGTGATAATGTTCCATTATCTAAAGTCCTTGGAGTAACTCCAGCCCAATCCCCGATAGTTCCTTTAATAGTTATAGAACTACCATTAGAATCTACCATTGTTGTAGAGAATACATCTTGAATTTGTTGTAATGTTATATCTTTATATTTTTCTAATGTCTCTAGAGAACTAATCACTATTCCTTCAGCGTTAGCTCTTTGATCACTATCTCTAGCATCTACAGAATCCGTTTCTTCCATAGTTAATAGAGAATATAGAGGAGTGAATGATGACCTGACCATACTTCCTTGAACAACAACCGCGTAGTTTTGAACCTCTAATGGATCAGTTCCTATCCCAGCAGAAAAACCCATAGAAGCAACTTCTTGAACTTCTACTTCTGATGATAAATGCCATCCGGCTGGGTGTACCATCCTTTTATAAAAGTCTTCATACTCACTAAAAGCTATTCCAGTTTTTAAAAGAATAGAAAATATTTGATATTTCTTATCGTCTTGAACATACTTTAAAGATTGTGGACCTATCAAAGAGCCGCCAGGTTTATCATTTAAAATAAATATATCTTTCTTTGGATAGGATACTTCTACGTCCTCATTAAAGAAAGCTTTAAAAAATTGTTCTACTGATAATTGAGTTCCTTTATTTCTGTAAAAATTAGAAAGAAGTCTTGTCATCAATCGTGGGTTCTGATAGAAAGATGAAGTTTCTAATCCTTCACTTATCTCACCTATCAACAAATCGAGAGTACTTAATTCAGCATTAGATATGTTTCTTATACCAAACAAACTATGGATTTGATCATCATATGAAACACTTCCGTCTTCTCCGGTATACTCATAGTACTTCTCTAGGAAAGTAATAAGTCTGGGATACTCTGTCTGAAAGAACTCAGGCAATACCTGAGTGACCTGACTTCTATGGAAGTTAGGTTCAGACCTATACTGACTGTTAATCAAGTTCAACATTATAAACTAATCCTAGAGGACCCAATATCAATATAACCTATGGTGGAAGAGAAATCCTCATCTAAAGTAATTATATAATTTCTTAATGGACTGATAGTACTTTGATTCGCTGGAGTTGCAGATATTTTTATTCCTGTTCCCACATAACCCGACTTATCAACTCGCAAAGAACTTAACTTAACTGTGGCTGTATTGGGTTCATAGTAACCTACATTAGGAGACTTAACAATACCATTTAGATCTAGTAGTTGTAATTTGGTGCTGCCCAGTTCATTCTTTATAATAACATCTATTCCATCAGACTTAAATACAGATGATGTAACTATGTGGTCATCCTTATCTGGAGTAGCCAACATCACTGGGAAACTGATAGTATGATCCTGTTCCACATAGGTCAATATTGGTAACTGAGTAACGCCAGACACAGCATTGAATTCGTTCTTTGCAGTTTCTATTTCTGAGATGATAGAATCCACATCAATTCTTTGTTGTATACGCACAGACATCTTAGAGTTAATGATTGCGGTAGACAACTGATCTATTTGAGTTAATAAATTACTTCTACGGAATACTTTATCAAAAGAAGTCAAGTTATCCTCAAAGTATTGTTCTATGAAATCATCAATAGTATTTTGTAAAGATTCCGCAGGCAAAGATGTTTTTACTGGGTCAATGTTAAATACTGTTTGTAATTCTAAGAAAGTTTCCCTAGGTTCAACAAACTCTGTGTTAATAGACATAATCGAAAGATTGGAAGTTAACTGACTATGAATTTGATTCTTAACATCAGTTTTTGTAGCTTCAGATACTCCAGTTAAAAAGTTCAATGCGACAAATACCTTTCCGTATTCGGGAGGAACATTATCATTACCACCCCAAGTAGTTACATCCTTTACGTACCCACTATAGTTACGTGAGATCAATGCAGTATAATCATTCGCAGTAACAAGTCTATTCTGTGCACTGTAGGTCCTAGGAGCATTTAATTTGATTGATTCCATAGATTCTTTTTCGTCTCCACCAGCTGATGGTGAAACTGTTACCGGATTCAAAACAATATCGTCGGGCATACTATATGCGGTAGAGAAACTCTGCACACCATTTGCTTCATCACCTGAAGTGGAGATATAAGTAACTTCTATTCTATTATCTGCATCGGGTCCAGTACCCAAAACATTTCCATCACTAAAGAATAATTCATAGTAACCATTAGACGATTCGCGAATGATGTACACTCTAGAGTTATCCGTAATAGAAGATACGGTATTTATTTCGCTGTACTCTTGGAAGGTACCTGACAGATAGTTATCATATACGCGAACTTCCATAGTCGAAGTATCTATAGAGGTATCTGGTATTACATACACAGAATCATCATTAACACTACCCACAATGAATGACTTAGTCTTGGCGCGACCCTCTTTAAGTTGCAACTCGGTAGAACCTCCTATTGTCTTAAACTCGTAGGTATTATTAACATCTTTAGTTGCAGAAAATTCTTCGGTAGAAAAGAACGAATATACATTCTCATCTACAGTTCCAGTGAACTCTGTGTTTTTAGGAATAGTTAGAGTTGACGGCCCGGTCGTACTTGTAAGGGATATAGACACCGCACCTGTAGCCGCAGTCTTAGATCTAGGAGAATAACCCAGTGTCTCTGCATGGGATACCGCAGAAGAACGCAACTGTGAAGAACTCAGAAAGGATTCATTGATAGCCATATTAGCAATCAACCCATTGATATGAGTATTGTGTGCTAAAACGTCTAGTAAGTTAGACAGACCACTCGCACCGAAATCATAATCTTGAAACTCGGATTGTTGTTTTAAATAAGTCTGTAGTTGAGATTTAATCTGAAAGAAATCCAACTCGGAGTTCTGTATAGCCATTTATCTATTCCTTGCAATATTAACATTCAATGTAACAACTCTTTGTACGCTTACTACTGCGAAGGTTATTGTTACATCGATCGAATTATAGTCGGGTCTTAATACACTCTTAATAGTTCTTATTGTTGCTCTAGGTTCATATGCATTTATAGCATAACGAATATTATCTTCAATGTCCGAAGACACGGGTTCTGTAGAAAGAGAGAACAATAGATCCTGTAGGTTACCACCCATCAAAGGTCTGTATGGAATCTCACCATGATTAGTCATCAATAGATTCTTTACAGACTGAAACACCGCAGCTGCATCTGTCTTCTTATACAGATCACCAGATGGTTTGGGTTCGAATGAACAGTCTACATCTGAGTATGTACGAGAGATAGATGTAGTAATCGGTCTCTTAGATAGGTTACCATCTTGTATTGAAAATATTTTTGCCATAGGGTTAAATTCCTCTAGTACTATTTATACAGATATAGTGACGATTTATTTTTTAATTTATTTGTAAAAAACGCTTGACAATTGATATAAAGTGTTGTATAATACTTGTATTGAGAATGAGAAGAGAGATTGAGAATAATGAATTACAAAGTCGGTGAGAAAGTTTGGGTAAAATGCGCTGGTACTGACACGTGGGTTATTGGTGTTGTTACTGGTAATACCGCTAAGAGAGTTAGAGTTTTTAACGAGTCTAGATCTGTCGAAGGTCTTTATGCTCCCAACAATGTAGAGAGGATTTCGTAATGGAAGATTTAAAAAGAGTAATAGAGGATTACATCCGAGAAGCTGTAGAACTGCCTGAGAACCGGAAACTTTCGGGTGATATCAATTGGAATCTAGTTGATGCAGATGTGTACGCACGTATAAACCCAGTTAGAAACACCGTATCTCTATTCTACAAGTTGTTCGATGAGATCGCAACTGAGATAGAATACAATGACCAAATAACTAGGGACTACAAGAATCATGAGTAAACGACGACAAGACAAAACTACAAAGAAACAGATTGTAGAATGGGCGATACGTAACTTAGACGAATGTGGTATGGGTTGCGATGCGGATGAATATCATCGCCGGTGTTGGAGGTGTGGTTATGTTAGGAACACCGAAAGGTGTCATGTCATTCCGCACTCTTTAGGCGGACCTGATGAACCTTATAACTATAGACTATTATGCGAAGACTGTCACCAAGAAGCACCTAATGTTGACGATCCTCACGCAATGGATGAATGGATTAAAGACACAAGTGTTTCAACTTATGATACCTTTTGGGAAATTGAAAAAGTAGTGAAAAGTGTCATGGACAAAACCTCAATACATTTTGGGCATAACGGTTTAAATCATTCTACAAGAGAATGGGCGTTCAAAGAGTTTAGAAAGGAATGGAAAAAGGAAAAGGGATATGAGTTATTATAACCAACAATCGATACAGGAGTTTCTAGTAAACTTCGAAAACGGAATGTACAATAATTCGGATAAAGCTACTCAGTGTAATGCTGGATGGTTTGACTGGTTCTGTAACGATTCATCTTTAAAGAACAAGACCTATAGACTAGTACCAAAAATTAAGTCTCTTATTACCTCTAGTAAAATTAATATCTACGAGGACTATGTATTCTTTAGGAACAATTGTCCTTCATTCGGGAGTTTGTATGATGATTTCCGTATATGCGATATAGAGACTGGAGATGTTAAGTACACTATAACTCCTAAAGATACGTGGGAGAAAGGACAAGCAAGTGTATATGGTCGTGATAACAATTTCGAAAAGGCTTTAGTTGTAGGAAATTGGAATGACGTTAAAAAATTCTTTGGTGTAAAGGCTTGACTATGATAGATGCAGAACTTCTAGTGGATACAAAATCTCGTCACTATAGAATGACTCATATAGATTTAAACACGCCTTGTGTTATTAGTGATAAATTGTATACTAAAAAAGTCGGTGATAAACCTCGTGCCGCAAGTCCCGAATATAGAAATGCACTAGCGGAGTTTACTAATACTAATCTGCCCACGGGAAACGACTATCATGCCTGTCATGCTTGTAATGATGGTAGGTGTGTAAATCCACAACATATTTATTGGGGAACTCCCAAAGAAAATCAAGATGATTTGTTGGAATATTTGTCTCGTCTCTGGAAGAAAGATAAGTATATCACTAAGCGAGATATGATTATAATGGTCAAACTGCAAGATTATGATCAACGTGTCGCCTCTGGTGATATTCAAGAGATGCATGAAATAACCAACCCAATAACTGCACGAGACACCGCAAATATAGGGGATACTATTCTTGTTGATATTCCGGAGGGGAAGAGTGCTTACCATAGTCATTACATGATTAGAAGAAATCCTCACCCGAATGCAAAACCTAAAAAGAAAAAAAGTAGTCTTGTATTAAAACCTCACGAAAAGGATGCATTTCATAAGGCATGTATCCATGCTATCTGTTTGTTTTTTGAGAATCATCCACATAAAGAAAGGGGATGGGTCCCTACCGAATTAGCAGAACAATGGTTGTATGCATGGGATAGAGGAGAAGTTAAAACAAAGGAAGATTTTTTCTCTCTCTACAATAATTGGAAACCTGACAATTTAATATTTTTTGCTTGACAAACCTTGTTGGCTGTTGTATAATGGTTACATAAATTGATAAAGAGAGAGAGAAATATGAAAACTAACTATATCGCAATGCGATCTAATCCCGAACTAGTTCACTTCAGAAACTATGTTCTATCATTCTATGCCTATGATGGTCTATACCCTATAGAGGGTCTGTCTGTCGATGCCGTAGAACGTGCTATAATGGAGTATCTAGAGATATGTTCTAGTACCACTCGCCATGAAACTTGGGGTCAGGGTGATTCACTTGACCGTGAACGTGTTCGTGATCTTATTATTGATACAACTTCCAGTAAACTTAAAGTTAGAGAGGCCGCATAATGAAACCAATTACTTATATATCTGATCCAAGCCATTCGTACCTAAAGATTGATGTACGCACTGTAGAGAACCTAGGGTTCATGAACAAGATCTCTGAGTACTCGTTCTTCAATAATAAGTATGTGTGGTTAGAGTGCGACTGTGATTCACAATTATACTTTGATGCTTTAGACGAACGCGGTCTAGCAGAACCTACTATCTATATGGAGACTCTTAATGAACAAGCTCCATTCAGATTATACCCACGGTTCTCTGCGAAGGTTGCGGCATAAAAAATTTTTAAAAACGCTTGACAAAAGTTGCACTGTATATTATAATGGTTACATAAATTGATAAAGAGAGATAAAAATTATGAAAGTTTCGCTGATAAATTCAAGTCCTAAATCGAAAGATAAATTTCCCTCCAAAGGTAATGGAAAAGGAAAGTACAAAGCGAGCATAGTTCCCGAATCACAAGGAATGACTATTTCAAAGGATAATCGCGATGGAACATTTATCCTTATAAAAGATATCGTTTTAAAAACTAAAGATGGGAAATATGTTCCTGGCGACCATCCCACAGCCATTCATCAAAATGTTAGTAGATCTAAGGGTTACAATCCCGATAAGGTAAGAAAATTCGAAGACATTATAAAACGTGGTGAATTTAAACATGGAGATGATGTTCCTCCAGTGGTTGTCAAATTACGTAATGGCAAATACAGACTAGTTTCTGGTCATCATCGTTTTGAAGCACATTATAATGTTGGGTGTGCATATATGTTCGTTATCATAGTGGAGTTTAACGATTGCGAAAACTTCAACGCTGAATATTGGTTATACACGTGGCAAGACATTGAGAATAAAGAAGACAAAAACAAAGTTGACAAAGAAGTTCGAACCGAAGACGATATAATCAGTAATATTCTTCATTGTTGTAGACAAGGTTTAGTAGACGTTACTAATGAAGAGGAGATAAAAACAGTCTTAGTTCATAGAGGTATTTCAAGAAAGAGTAGCAAATTCTTGCCAATGTTACGGACAATTCAAAGAGAAAGTGGAAAATATAAAGGAATTCCTCGCGTATATACAGACGCTGATAAACATTTGGAAGATCATGGATTAGAAAGTGACGTAAATGTTTTAACCCCTGTGATGATGGAAAGTAAAAGTGGAAAGGATTCAGATAGAGATCCAAGATGGATACGCAGAGTTTTAAACCTCTCCAAAGTAATTGATAAGGTTAAACCAATTATTTCTTACTTTCACTGGGATGGATTATTAACTAAAGAAATAATCAAAGTTAGAGAAGTTAAAGATTCACAAATTATGATTCAAGAAGTAGATAAGGCTCTAGACCTTCTATCTTTTATTAAAGATGGTGGACTTAGACGTATTGATCTTCGTTATCTTCCTCAAATTGAAGGGGATGATGAAGATTATGTAAGCGCTGATCCCGAAACTTGGGAAAAGCAAATTCAAGAAATTGAAGGCAAGATAAAAGCTTGGGAAAAAAAGCATTTACTAAGAAAGCGATATCCTAAGAAAAAAATAACAGCGATAGCGGCTTGACAAAAGTTGTTTCATATACTATAATGGTTACATAAGTTAATGGGAAAAAAGAAATGACAAAAAGTAAATCAGAACATGAAAAGAAAGCAAAGGCCTACACAGAACTTGCTTACACTGAAATTGAAGGCTTAGTTAGAGATCACATGGATGATAATGGTCATATTTGTCGTTACAAGATGATGGGGACAACACATGGTTTCTATGATAAAGTTTTTTCTGTTCCTTATTGGCAGGAAGATGATACTGGAATTATGACAGAAAAAGCTAGAAACGCGGTGTGCAATAAAAATAAGTTTGATGAGAAAATCAAAACCACTAAAGATCATTTTATAACTCCACAAACTATCGCTCGTATGATAATAGAAAATTGGGAAGACTTCGAAGGGGGATTAGGGTCTGCTGGATTTTTATTATTCAATGAGATATTTCAATATTGTAGAAAAACAATATTAGTGACAAATAGCGAAAACACTCAACTTTCAAACTTTACTTGTAATAAGGACGGAATTTTTTATTTGGAAATGGGTTTTATGGAACGATACAAACACTTATTCGATTACGTTTTTATTGGTAATGGCACTAAAAGAATGTCTACAGATTATTTGGAAGAGATGTTAGATATTCCACAATATATTTTAGAAAAAGAAAAATATTATTTACGCTTGCCAAAAGTTGCCTAATGTATTATAATGGTTACATAAATTGATAAAGAGAGAGAGAAAAAAGTTATGGCATATGTATCCCAAGAAGACAAAAAGAATCTAGCCCCTGCGATCAAAGCAGTTCTAAAGAAGTATAACGTCAAAGCGTCAATCGCTGTTCGTCATCACTCTACCC